GCATCGTATGGACCGCCCAGCACTTCAGCGTCATCAAGGACACCTTCGAAAGCCTGTGCGCCATCGTGCTCCGACCGGAAATGAACGGCCTCGTAGACCCCGACCACGGCATCAGCCTCGCCGCCGGCAAAGAGGAGATACGCTTCCGCAACGGCAGCCGTATCTTCTTCCGCGCCCGCGAACGAGGCGCATTGCGAGGCGTCAAGAAGATCGCCCTCCTCGTCATCGACGAGGCCCAGCACCTGTCCGACTCGGCGATGGCGTCGATGCTGCCGACCCAGAACCGCGCCTACAACCCCCAGACCATCTACATGGGCACACCGCCCGGCCCAAGGGACAACGGCGAAGCATTCACCCGCCTACGCGACAAAGCGCGCGCAGGCCGCACCCACAGCACCCTCTACGTGGAATTCGCCGCCGACCGCGACGCCGACCCCCTCGACCGCGAACAATGGAGGAAAGCCAACCCCAGCTACCCGGCCCACACCAGCGACGAATCCATCGCCAACCTGTGGGAGAACCTCACCGGCGACGACTTCCGGCGCGAAGCCCTCGGCATCTGGGACGAACACGCCCTCAGCCGCGCCATCGACCGCCGCCAATGGGAGGAAGCCACCATCGACGCCCGCCGCCCAGGCGGCGTCATGAGCTTCGGCATCGACATGAACCCCACACGCACACGCCTGACCATCGGCGCATGCATGCGCTACGACGACGGCACCGCCCACATCGAACTCGCCGAATACAGGGACACCAACCACGACGGCACCATGTGGGCCGTCAACCTCATCGACAAGGTCTGGGAACAAACCGCCGCGCTCGTCATCGACGGGCAAAGCCCCGCCACCGCGCTCCTGCCCGACCTCGCCGAAGCCGGCGTCACCGTCACCGTCACCGCCGCCACCGACATGGGCCGCGCCTGCGGACGCCTCCAGGACATGCTCAGAGACGGCACCCTCACCCACCTGCCCGAAGACGGCCAACAACCACTCTGGCAAGCCGCCAGCAAAGCCACCACACGCCCCATCGGCAAAAACGGACTCTTCGGATGGAACCGACCCGACGACGACACCGACATCAGCCCACTCAACGCCGTCACCCTCGCCCTCCACGGGGCCATGACCACCAGAAGAGACCCCACCGCACAACAGGAAGCATGGTACTAAGCATGAACACCGAAGACATCCCCATCCTGCGCGGACAAGCCGGCTGGCTCGCCATCGAAAGCGCCTACGCCAACACCATCGCCGGCGTGGACCCCGACGACCAACCCACCATCACCGAACTCCTCAAACAATGGCGACGCCACTACACGCGCAACACCCTGCGCACCAGCTACTACCTCGCCCACTACCACTACAACGGCGTCGCCTACAGCATCCCACCGGCCATGAAAGCCCTCGCCAAACCAATGATCGGATGGCCCAACAAAGCCGTCCGCGCGCTCGCCGACCTTTCCGTGTTCGAAGGCATCGACGCGCCCGAAACCCTCCAAACGCAGGTAGACGACATCATCGCGGCGAACACGTTCGGCCTGAAAATCCAGCAGGCCATCGTGTCCGCATACACGCACGGATGCAGCTTCATGACCATCTCCGGCGACGGCGACGACATACGGATCACGCCCCGCGCCGCCGACTGGAGCAGCGCCCTATGGGACTGGGGCAACGACAGGATCGGCGCGGCCATGACCATCCGCGACAAAGACAAAGACGGCTACATCACCCGCTTCGACGTATGGCTGCCAGGCAAGGTCTACCTGTGCCGCCGCAACGGCGGCACATGGCAGGCCGAACGCATCGAAACCGGCTTCGACCACCCCACCGTCGTGCCGATCATCAGCGACCAGCAGCTCTACCGACCCCTCGGCTCCAGCCGCATCACCCGCCCGCTCATGGCCCTCACCGACCTCGGACTGCGCACCCTCGTGCGCATGGAAGCGACCGCAGAATTCTACGCGGCACCACGCATATGGTTCCTCGGAGCCAACAAAGGACAGGTAAGCCCCGACACATGGGGCAGCATCGTCAGCGTCATCAACGGCATCCCCGCCGGACGCAACGGCGAAAAACCCGAACTGCGCCAACTCACACAGGCCTCGATGCAGCCACACTCCGACATGCTCAAAACCGTTGCCCTCATGGTCAGCTCGGAAACCGACATCCCCGTCAACGACCTCGGCATCACCATGGACAACCCCGCCAGCGCCGAAGCCATGGCCGAAGCCGAACGCAAACTATCCCGCACCGCCGACCGGCAAAACAAACGCTTCGGCGAAAGCATCAAAAGCATCCTCGCCATGGCGCTCGCCGCCCAAGGCGCGGACGAAGCCGACATCCGCCAACTGCGGCCGATCTGGGCACCCACCAAGGAAGCCAGCGACGCCGCCCGCGCCGACTGGTACCAGAAGGTCGCGTCCACCAACCCAGCCTTCGCCGACAGCGACGTGGGCCTGAGCCGCGCCGGCCTGACATGGGACGAGATCAACGCCCACCGGGCCTACGAGAGACAGCAGCGCACGCAGAACGCCATCGACGAACTACGCGCCAAGATCGCCGCCGCCAAGACCGACACGCAGGAGGCCGCAGCCAATGGACAGCAACAGCCTGCCGCTGAGCAACCTCAGCCCGGCGCAGCGTAAAGCGTTCAACGGGCACCTCAACGACATGTGGGACGACTATCAGGACGAGCTCGCCGACCTCATCATCGAAGCCAAGACGATGGTGCCCAACAGCCTCTACTTCGGCGATGATCCCACCACCGAAGCCCGACGCCAACTGGAAGACTACGCGCGCAAGGCCAACCTCATCGCACAGGACTATTACAGGAACGTGCGAGCCGCATGGGCCGAAGCCGCCGGCATCAGCATGCCCGACTACAAGGAGGCGCAGGTCAGCTCGGACCGCGCCTTCTGGCAGATCGTCAGCGGCTACAACAACACCATGCACGTCGGCGCGAAATTCACCGACATCATCAACAGCCGAAGCAAAGCCGGCCTGACCATGGATCACCTCTGGGCCATCAACACGCGAGGCTACACCGAAGACGACTGGGCGCGCCTCGCCAAGGACATCATCAACGAGACCGCACGCCTCACAGGACGGTTCACCGCCCAGAACGACCCCACCCGCCCCAAATACGCGCGAGTGCCCCAAGGCAAGACCTGCGCGTTCTGCGCCATGCTCGCGTCCCGAGGCTTCGTCTATGCCAGCGAGGACACCGCCGGCAAGTGGCACAGGTACCACCACGACTGCGACTGCAAGATCGTCCCCTCGTGGGGAGAGACCGAGATCGACGGCTACGACCCCGACAAACTCAAGGCCATATACCAGCAGGCAAAGAACGCCGCCAAAGCGGCCGGGGACGGCAGCGATCCCAACACCGTGCTCTCGTGGATGCGCAGCGAATCGCCGGACATGTTCACCGACGGATCGGAATTCGCGCCAGACCTGCGCATCCCGCGAGGCAGCAGACTCGAACAACAACTCGGCGAAGCGTATACCCGCCGCGTCAACCGGCTCCTCAACAAAACCGAGCACAAAGACGCGGCGAGGCTCTGGGCCAAATACGCCGCCCAATACGACATCAAAGAAACACGGCTGTCCAAAGGTGCTTACTTCAGCCCCTCCGACGGCGGCATCTACCTCAACCTTGACACCGTCATGGCCGGAGACAGCGCACACCGCCCAGTGCAGAACCTCTTCCACGAAAGCGGCCACATGCTCGACTGGCTACTCGACCGCAACATGTACTCCAGCGGTCCGCACCACGGAACCATGTTCGCCGACACGCTCAACAAGGACGCGCAAAACCTCTACAACAGCACGCAAGCGATGCTCATGGCCGACGGCAAACCATCCGACCGCCAACACGTACTCTGGGAACTCGGCCAGCAAGTACGTCGCGGCACCGCCAAAACCGACCGCAACATCGAAGACATGCTCCAAGCCGCGCTAGGCGACGACTACCCCAAAACCGTAGGACACCCCAACGGATACTTCCAACAACAAGGAAGCCACCAATCATCGGAGGCATTCGCCGAAATGCTCGACGCCCAGCTCGCCAACCCCGCCGCATGGGCCATCATCGAGAACTTCATGCCGGAATCAGCTAAAATGTTCAATACGATGATCCGGGAGGCGACACCATGAGCGAAGAGGACTACTTCACCCAGCACCGAGGCGAAGACACCGACGATCTCCTAGCCCGCTACGGCCTCCAGTTCGGCGAACCCTACTTCAACATCGAAGACACAGGCATCAACCTCAGCGAAGCCGAACTGCGCGCCGACCTGCTCCACTGCCTCTACCACAACAAACCCAAAGACCACATCGGCCAGCCCAGCCGCAACCTTATCGCACTGGCGCTCGCCGACTGATCCCAGCCCCGGCGGATATCCGCCGGGGCTTTTTCATGCCCGCAGACCGGGCCAAGAGTTTTCAGCCACCCGCACGGGTGGCTTTTTCAATGCCCGGAAAGGGCTCGACCACAAGGAGAACAACCATGTTCCTCAACCTCCAGCACCCCAATATCCGATACATCGCGCCGCCAGTCGAAGGCGGTTCGGACACTCCCGACGCCACCCCGACGGCCGAACCGAACGGCAACGGCGAGGAGATCGACTGGGAAGCCAAATACAAGGAAGCGCTCGGCCACTCGCGCG